CGATCCGTTTAGATACAAAACCGTAATCAATGACACTGCCCACTGGCGCATGCATGTATTTTTCACGCACCCAAGAATCATAAGGAACACGGTCATTCCTGGCTCTGTCCATCAGGGTGTCTTTCGGTGTCCAGAATTCCACCAGCGCAGTTCTGATATCGGGGAAATACAGCGCAAGTGAAGTCAAGTCCCGCTTACCTGACAAATCCAGGCCGCCATAGCACTTCTGCCCTTGTAACTCGCCAATGTCGAATTCCTTCTCGCAGGCCATCCAAACATCACCACCGATCCATGGGTTTTCAGCATCTACCCACTCGCAAAAGTTGAGACGACGCACCAGGCTTTCTTTCGATGGCATGCCCCGCGCATCCTCAACCTGTTCGCGCAAATACTCTGCATCAAAGGTATGCCCCATAGAGGGGTTAGCCTTTGGCCAGCAAGATTCATCCTTGAAAGGATCGTCGCCTTCGTCCAACGAACAGATGAAAGCAAAGAAGGCATCATTGGTTTTTTGTTCGGATGCCAGCTGCTGGCCATACTGGTGATACTCGTAGCAAACGCTAGTTTTATCGTGGCCACTGTTAGTGATCATGAAAATCAGCGCCTGGCGGCGGCCCTTGGTACCGGCGCGCATCATCTCTACGGCCTTGTTATCTTTATGCTCGTGAACCTCATCAATGAGAGCACAATGAGGGCGCGGGCCTGACTGGCCATCGTCAGAACTGATAGGCCGGAAGAAAGAACCGGTTTGGAGGAAAGCCAGGTTCCATTCTTTGCCTGCCCCGCCAGAGGTCGAAATGCGCTGCGACAGTGCCGGGGACTGGTTGACCATCGCCACCGCATCACGGAACAGCACCATTGCCTGGTCTTTTTTCGTCGCTGCCGCATACACTTCAGCACGAGGCTCTTTGTCAGCCATCAGGCAATACAGGCCTATACCCGCAGAAAGCGGGGATTTGCCTGATCCCTTGCCAGACTCAACATAAGCTGTACGGAATCGCCGGGAACCGTTGGCCCTCTTCCAGCCAAATATGGAGCCAACAACGAAAGCCTGCCAGGGCAAAAGGATGAAAGGTGCGCCTTCATGCTCCCCGCCATTCAGTTTGAGGACTTTGGCAAAGAAATCGATAGCACGCTTGACCGAGTCAACATCCCAGAAAAGCCCCCTGCTTTCCCCCTGATCCAGATCGTTGAGATGACGCCTGCAGGCGTTGCGAATATCAGGGCCAGCGATAATGCGCCCCTCGGTAACATCGAGCGCGTACTGTGTTGCCGGATCAGGTGCCGAAGAACTCGGCGAGCGGGTCCGCTTCTTTTTCTCCACCATTTACATTCACCTTTGACCTGGCCGCAGGTGTCAGGCCAAATTCCACTAAGTAGCTTTTAAAGCGCCGATCGGCGTCGGCCAACATAGCTACTGCTGGGTTGGCTTTAATCAGGAAATCACCCATCTGGGTTTTGGTTGTGTAAGTGCGCCCTTCGATATCCACGATCTGGCGCAGCTGTAAAATCTCCGCATACAGATCACAAAGACGTTCCAGGGCAAAAGTATCTGCAACTGTCAGAATGCCCATGCCATCGAGCAAGACGGTCATTCGGCCCCAGGCCGTTTTTCCCCAGTCGGTAAGATGGGCTGGCGGGCTGGGGATCTCCCTTGCGGGTTGAGGCTCTTTATCGTTGAGTTTGCGTTTGCCCGGATTGCCTGTGACCACTTTCAAATGGGTGGGCTTTGGGCGTCTTCCGGCCATGTTTTGCCTCCAGAAAAAAACTTTTCATTTCGCGGTTGTGCACACAAATGACTAGCGGCGGTCTTTCAAAGAAAAAAATGGGAACTTTTCACCCGCCCTACCTAATAATAGTTATTATTTACAATGATATGATTCCAATCTGAAATCATTGCAATATAAATGATTTTATTATCATTTGAACCAGTGAGAGTTGGGATCAAGTGGTAGACCATCAGTTGAACAGCCCGCCATCTTGCCGGTCTTCTCCATGCGCTGCTTAGTCGAGTTGTGATGTGGGGTGCATAGCCCTTGCCAGTTCTTGCGCCCCCAGAACAGTCGCTGCGCTGCCTTCATCTCTTCCGGTGTCTTGGCCTCCTTCATCCGATGGGGAACGATGTGATCCACTACTGCAGCCGGCTCTATACGTCCCATCTGCTTACACATCACGCACAAGGGATTAGCCCGCAAGAACTCCAGACGGGCGGCTTGCCACTTGCTGCCGTAGGGTTTAGGTTTTGTCATGGCCACCTCAAAATAAAAAACCCCGGGCTATGCCGGGGTTTGTGGATGTTGTTGATTACGCAACAGGTAATGCTATAAGAAACCATCAGGATGCAAGCTTTAACTTACTGTTCTTCTGTCTTCATCGCTGCTTGTATAGCGTCAGCCAATTCATTGATTTCCTGTGAAACATTCTTTAAATCAGCTTTTGTTTTGCTACCAGAAGCATAAGCTGACGGCGCACTAACGGAAGCCTTTGCAACTTCCAAAGCAGCTTGGACCGCAAGTACGCGGCGTTCTTGATCTGTTGTTGTAGGTGAGAAATAATCTTTAAACATGCCTATCTCCATATAGTAGACCTGCTGCAGTAGCAGGTAACTAATCATAAATGGGGATTAACATTACTTTTTCAATGGTAGCTGGGGTGGGATTCGAACCCACGGTCGATACTGTATAGGCCACGTGCACCACAGCTCGATCTAGCTCATGTCACGCTTAGTCCCGTCAGAAGCAAAAGCTTCGGCCATCTCGCGCACCCAACTATATTAGAAAGCATCTTACAATATTATCGAGCACCCACCCATAGACGCTCCGTAATGCCATTACTCGTACTTTTTATTCTTGATAAATTCAGGCTCTTGCCAATTGGGGCCTTTGACTACACCACCTGCATCCGCTGCCATTAGGATTCCTGCACGATATAGGCGTTCAAAAGACTCAATTAACTCTGTATTTGTGATGCTCTCCACGCGACTGCGAATCATCAACGGATCAAGCCTATGCAAAGGCATTTGAGGTGCCAATAGTGTCAGCAAATCGTCAATAGATTCTTCACGAAGCATGATTTTGAATTTATCTGCATTATCTATTTTCATAACCCCTGCTCTGATAATACTAACCGTAAGCTTAAATTATCACTTTGAGGGATAAATTGGTTGTTACTTATCTACTTATTACGTCATTTCGCCACTTAATCACCCCCTCGATGCGAGAGGCGCATATATCCCGCTCATTCTGGGCAACTTGCAACGCCAACACCGCATCACCGAACGTCGAGCCGGTAAATGGTGTCTGTTCGCATTGTTGAAGTAACACCGCTGGCGGGTACACGTAGATCAGTTGCGGGGCCGGTGCGGGCTTAACCCTCTCGGCGCAGGATACGCTTAACATCATCAGGCAAAGGCTGATTACCAGCGTCACTATGCTCCAGCGCCTCGCGTAATTTTCCGTTTTCAGCATCGGCCTTGGCCCTCTTCTGCTGTTCAATCTTTAGTTGTTCCTCGGTCGCTCGCCGGTCAGCGTCAATTGACACCTTCAGCGCAGTAATCGTTTCATCGCGGCTTTCTATGCCCTTCGACAACTCGGTATTAGCATCACTTAGCGTCTTGTTCGCCTTATTGGTGTTATTAAGCCGGTAGGTCAGTACCCCGTTAATACTGCCCAGGCAGATAGCCACCAGCAGCGCGCCGATCAGGCCGTAGCGTGTGAGTTGCGTCATGCTGGCAGCTCCACATGCGGCGCATCTAAGAAGCGGGCCGGTTTATCGCGTGGGTTACCTGTCCATGTCACACCGAAGCGCAGCTTAATACCCAGTTCGGCACCAGCCTGGTTAATGGCGTCGAGCACCGGCAGCCAGCACTTATAATTATTCCAGTCCCCGCCAACGGGGAACAGATCCACCGCATGGCCGGTAAGGTGTCGGCTATCAAGCGTCTTGCTGGCACCCGCGGCCTTCAGTGCCTTTTGCCGTTCAACCGTGCGAAACCCTTCAATAACGATAAAATCGACGGTGGTGATCTCCAGCGCTCGGCGTACCACTTTGACCAGTTCTGGGTTTACTCCTTCGAGGTTTCCCTCACTGCGTTTGCTGAAACGGAAATTATTTGTCTGCATTTGAATTACCTCCGCCGAATCGATTACCCACGTAACCGGATAAAAACGAACCCAGCTTCTTCACACCGACGAAACCAATAAAACCGCCGATCCCGACCGTCAGAGCCTTTGGAACGTCGAAAAAGTCCAGGGCGGAATAGATGGTGAGAGCAACTGCACCGCACATCAACCCTTCAAAGAGTGTTTCCCTTCCACTGCTGCCGGAGTAGGCCATCCTTAGTACAGCCATCACGATAGCCATTAGGACGCCACCAATCGGCACATCTCCGCGCCACCATGAAGCTAGGATCTCGCTAATGTCTGCCCAGCTATGGGGATTATTTGGCATTCTCATTACCTTCCCCTGTCGGGGCTTTGCCCGATCATCGGGTGATATAAATAGAAAAGCCCCGGTCTTTGCCGAGGCTCATGGGTACTACTCTGGTTTTACGCGTTACCAATCATAACGGTGTAACCTCTAGGGGTTTGACCGCCGTCAGAAGTCCACGCTTCAGTCTGGATTGTGAGTGTTTGGTTCGGTTCAATATAGGCAATCCAGCTAGCGCAGCGAGTTTGCGTGTAAACCTCTCCATTATTACCCCAACCCGCCTGTGCATAGGCCTCAGTGACAACGACCCCGTTAAGTAAAAGCTTTTGCGATGCTTTTGATTTCTTCTCGGGCGCTGTAGCAAGCAACAGCGGAATGCTGAACAGGCGGCGATGTGAAACAGCAGGAATGGTGAACGAGTAACCGTTGTCTACATAATGAGTTTCTTGAATTTGCACAGTTCTTTCCTCTTTGGCTGTTTAACCCAAACCACTGTTTGGATAAACAGTATCGCAAAGCGGAGGGACTGAGGATACTCAGGACAGTTGTACTATCGATGCTACAACGACAAGAACATATCCAACTGTTTTATCATAACTTTTAAACCTCTCCCTCGGGATATATCTCCCTGAAGGTTTGATCAAACCGTTCCTTTTCCAACTCCACGCCCAGACCAAAGCGACCCAGCTTTATCGCCTCTTTGATGGCGGAGCCGGATCCCATAAAGAAATCGGCAACAACATCGCCAGGGCGGCTGCTGGCGTTGATAATGTGCGCCATCATGGCTGCTGGCTTTTCGCAAGGGTGCTTGCCTGGGTAATACTGCACCGGTGGGAATGTCCAGACATCGGTATACGGAACATCCACAGACACGGAGAAAGGCCGACGCAGCTGCTTGTATTCCCGGCAAAGCTCCTTATATTCCCGGTTCAGTGAGGCATACTCACGAACAAGAGCATGATGCGGCTTTTCAAGTCCGGCAGCCTGGTGCTGCTCGGCAGCCTTGCGCCGGAAAAGGTGCTGTAACGCCAGATAC